TAATAAAATAGTACTGGAAACCAAATGATATACATTAGAACAGAAGGGCAGACTCTACGCAATGGATTTAATTTTTATCCATTATCGGATAAAGGTAGTTTTGGTTTTATATTTCGATATGGTAAAAATATTCCCTTGACAGAATTGGGATCAAAAGCATTTTGGTTCCGCTACAGCAAACAAACTAAAAAATGGTTCATAAAAAATGTCACAAGCCCAGTATAATTTAAACACAAAGACAGATTATCTTAATCGTAAAATGTTTTTGGATCCAGCGGGTCCAGTTACTATTCAACGATTTGAAGAAGTTAAATATAACAAAATTGCTGACTATGAAAAAACAGCAAGAGGCTTCTTTTGGGTTCCTGAAGAAGTTAGTCTAACTAAAGATGCAAATGACTTTAAGGAATCAAGCGATGCAGTTAAACATATCTTCACTAGTAACTTGCTTAGGCAAACTGCTCTTGACAGTTTGCAAGGTCGCGGCCCAAGTCAAATCTTTACTCCGGTCGTAAGCCTTCCAGAGTTAGAAGCACTTGTATATAATTGGACATTCTTTGAAACAAACATTCACAGCAGAAGTTACAGTCATATCATTCGTAACATTTACAACGTTCCAAAAGAAGTTTTTAACACTATCCATGACACAGCGCCGATCGTTGCTATGGCCTCTAGTGTCGGTAACTACTACGATGCATTACATCAAATCAACTGCAAGGTTGAAGCAGGCATCGAAGTTACAGAAGACGAACACATTAAAGCAATCTATCTAGCACTACACGCTAGCTATGCTTTAGAAGCGTTCCGCTTTATGGTTAGCTTTGCAACAAGTTTGGCAATGGTCGAAAACAAGATCTTTATTGGTAACGGTAACATTATCAGTTTGATTTTACAAGACGAGCTACTACACAAAGGTTGGACAGCGTTCCTAATCAATCAAGTAGTTAAAGAAGATCCGCGCTTTGCCAGGATTGCACAGCAATGTCACGATGAAGTCGTAAATATTTACAAGGATGTTATTAGCGAAGAAAAAGGATGGGCTGATTACCTATTCCAAAAAGGGCCAGTCATTGGACTTAACGCTAATATCTTAAAGGACTTTGTGGACTATACAGCAGTTGGCGCACTAAAGGACATTGGAATTAAGTATTGGGCACCTGCTCCAAAATCAACTCCTATTCCGTGGTTCAACAAGCATAGCGACACTAGCAAGAAACAAAGCGCCTTACAAGAAACTGAATCAACTAGTTATGTTATTGGGGTAATGTCGGACGCAATTAATTACGATGCATTACCAAATATTTAAGGACAAATATGAAAGCTATTGTATGGAGTAAAAATGCCTGCCCATTTTGCGATCAAGCAAAGGGTTTACTCAAAATGAAAGGTGTTGAATATGAAGAAAGAAATATTAATACAACGTGGACTAAGGAACAACTGTTAGAATCTGTTCCTACAGCCAGGACTGTTCCACAAGTATTTTTAGACGATAAATTAATAGGCGGGTTCCAGGAACTTAAGAAATATTTTGATGAGGTAAAAAATGCTAATTGATAAAGGCGTAACAGTAGGTGAAGTTGTAACATTAAAGCTCACATCGGGCGAAGAGATTGTTGCTAAGTTAGTTGAAGAAACAGCAACATATTATAAATTAAGTAAGCCAATGGTAATTGGCATGGGGCAAAAAGGTCCTGGGCTAATGCCATATCTATTTACAGTACATCCAGATAAAGACGTTAAGTTATTAAAGACTACTGTAACAGTTTGTGAAGCAACTGATAAAACATTTGCTGATCAATTTATCGAATCAACAACGGGAATCAAATTAGCATAAGCTAAATTAACAAAGGAGAAATATTATGGCAAATCGTTTTGAAGAATTTAACAAGATTGTAGAAGCAATGGAAGGTGACTTTGAAAAGTTTTATGACAAGGAAGTTGGCGCTGCCGGCACCCGTGTTCGTAAACACTTACAAGAATTAGCAAACCTTTGCAAAGAAGTACGTAAAGACGTAACTGAAACAAAGAACACTCGTAAGACTGCTAAGTAAAAATGACTGTTACTGTTATTAGTATTCCTGCTACTCTTACTATAGATGCAAACCAGGCATTTACAATGCAAGGTATGTTTAATACTGTTTATAGTCAATTACCTAGCGGGCAACAATATACAGTAACAGGAATTAGCTTCCCACAGCTCGGAATGACTTGTTCAACTTCGGGCATTATTGATCCAATTGCAGATATTAAAAATGCAATAGCTAGATTATATAATTATGTAATGAAGGCGTATTTAGAACCAATTTGGAATCTACTTAATGACCTCTTAAGAGCATTAGAAAATGTTGTTGGAAATCTTTTAAATGTTAATTTAGATTTACCTATTTTAGGTTTAAAAATTAGTGATCTGTTTTCGGACAATTTGTGGAATTTGCTCACAACAGCAGTTACTAATTTATACCATACTGCGATAGATGATCTAAAGGCATTGTTGAGCTTATTAGGTATACCTTTTGACTTTAATACTAGTACACAATCAGTTCAGTTAGATATACAACAGATTGTTAAAAATATATTTAATAGCCTGTGGTCGGTATTTTTACAAGCAGTAAAAGGAATAATTGATGCTATTCAAGCAGGATTAGCATTATATGATGCAATTACTTCGCCACAAACATTTCCTCCGCCGCTAAGTACAATTTTTAAGACAGCATTTGATGCTATCCTTAGTGCAATCATTGATTTAATAGCAACCGGCGGGCCTACTGTCCAAGCTATATATGATTTAATTGTATCAGCTTGTAAGGCGGCATTAAACAAAGCAGAAGTTACACTAGAAGAAATTCTAAACTGGCTTGAGAATTTCACAATCCCTATATTTGGTAAACCGTTCGATTGGGCATTTCCATTTAACATACATATTAATTCACCATGGAAGGACTTTACTCAAATACTCGGTGACATTAAATTATATTGTACAAATTTCTTAGGCTTAATTTTAGCAGAGTTTGTTAAAGCCATTGATGCTATTTTAAGTGTGTTTGGATTAAGCCTTAGCTTTCCAATTTTAAAAATCAGTTATACTGTATGTGCTACACTAAATGAGTAGGAGAAGTGTATGATTAAGAAATATATAGCAACATTTGTATTATGTGCAGGACTTGGAACATGTGCTGTATCGAATGCAGAACCATGGCACCATGGCGGCGGACATTATGTTTACCGTCCTGGATTTGGTTGGGTAGTTCCAGCAGTAGTAGGTGGTGTAATCGGGTACGAAATTGCCCAACCCCGCCAACCTAATGTAGTCGTAGTTCAACCACAACCAGTTTACCCACCACCGGCTGCTCCTATTATGCCGCAACCAGCAGGATACCATTGGGAAGCATTAGTCGATGCAAGTTGTAATTGTTACAGAACTGTATTAGTACCAAACTAAGTTGACAATCTTCATTTTTTACTATACAATATTAGTATTGTAAACTTTGGAGAATCATTTTGAGTATGCATCTAGAAGGCCCTTGGCTTAGTACATCGGGCAAGAAGAAAGGCAAGCAGAAATTTCGAAATTCCGAGCAAGCACGTAAAGCACGTGAGCAAAAAGATTCGTGGGAAGAATTACTCAAACGACACGGTGTTGAGCAAGAGTCTCGTAAGCAAAAACGAGCACTAACAGCAGAAGTTTATAAAGCACCGGAACCGTATCGTAGAGATACTGGACCCAAGATTCTTAGTAAAGTTACTAGTTGGGATCCTTGTACTAAACCGCCTGAAAAAGTTTATACAGGCACAGCTATTGTAGGTATTGCTACAATGCACAAAAGTAACGCAGTTCCTGTATTCAGCAACGAGGACGCTGTTGAAATCAGTAAAATGCGTAGATAATGGCCCGTTTTGGCCCTATTTTAGTTCAACATTTGGAAAATTGAACTAACTAATAGAGCCCCAATAGGTTTTGGGGCTTTTTTATCAGTATTGGCTTTTTATATAAGGAGTTATCAGCCAAATTTAAAGTGGACCTAGCAAATCCTCATCCAGCGTAAAGGAGACAAAAATGATACGCAATATCAAAATTTTAGCATTTTTATTAGTGCTAGCAGTAACAAACGTTTGGGCAGAAGATACTACTGTTGCCCAGTTAGATCAAAACGTAATCCAAGCGATTACAATCAAAGCACAAGATACACTAGGTGTTTTTATAAAAACAGTTACAACACCGTTAATTAGTGTAAAAGATATACAATGTCTAGCTCGTAACATTTACTACGAATCTGCTAACGAACCCGAAGAAGGGATGGTTGCTGTAGGATTAGTTACTTTAAATAGAGCCGCAGACCCAAATTACCCAAGTTCTGTATGCGGTGTAGTCCACCAACGTACGGCACTAGAAGTACCTAAAAAAGTAACCCATATGGTAACTACAAAAGTAGGTTACTTTGGGCGTACAGAAACCCACAAGGAAACTCAAACAGTATGGACAAAACTAACAGTTTGTCAGTTTAGTTGGGCTTGCATGAACGTTAGAACCCCGAAATCAGACGATCCTAGATGGCTCGAAAGCCAGCGTGTTGCTCAAGCACTTGCAGAAGGTGAATATAGCGATTATCGTGACAAATATGCTAATGCCATGCATTTTCACGCTGTATCATTACATCCGGGTTGGCGCCTGAAAAAGATAACCCGCATAGGTGGACACGTATTCTACGAATAAGCTAAATATAAAATACGAACAGAGGAGTAGCCACTATGGCCGGATCAGGATATCAACAAGACAGTAATCAGGTAACACCTGGTTTATATAGCGTAACTGTAGACATGTCAAGCAGTACATATTACCCAGTTTATTCTAGTGGTAGTACAGCAACAACACAAGGCGCAGTTAACCCGTACGATTGGACAAGTTCCAACTACACAAACGCAACATCGCTAACTGCTAACCAAGCAGTAGTTTTAGCACAAGGTAACTTGCGTTGGCAAAACGTAATAGACCAATTAGACGGTGTATCTGATTGCAGAATTCTAAATGTATTAATGAATAACTCGGGCGGAGATACAGATGCAACCGCAGCCCCAACAAAGATTCAATTTACAGTTGAATTTTTCTGTGATTCATTTGTACTAGGTGAATGGAACAACTATCTAAAATCACAAGGACAAAGTGCTAACGGTACTTATACTGCCGCTGATGGTTCAACACAAACTGCATACACCGGGTTTGGTGGTACAGCAATTACAACTAACGCATTAGCAATCAAAGACTTAGTTGCTATAGCAATTTCAGGAGCAAGAAGCCGTACATGGCGTGTTTACAATCCTGCTCAAGGTGGTGACAGTCAAGTTAAAGTTTCAATCACAGCTCCAAATGCTACTTACTCAAACATCTACGGTACTGTAACAGTAACGCAGATTAGTGGAACTACCCTAGCAGGTAATCCAATATAATTGAGCGAATAAGGACTTGCAAAAGTCCTTTTTTCGTATATAATTATAGGATGATATTAGCTTACTTACTCCTCCTAACCGGTTTAACAATTTCGGCGGTCGCCATTTACTACTCTGTAGTTGGATTGACCGCTATTT